CAAATAATGAATTTAATTCGGTAAGAATGATATGCTCCAAGGTCAATGAAGAATTTCATTTAAATTCTTTACCTGGAAATAAATCATTGACGATTGAATTATCTTTACAAACAAATGATTCTAAGGTTTCTCCTGTAATTGATTTTGATCGTGTAAGTTTAATTACAACTATGAATAGAATTGATTCCCCTGTCAAAAATTACTTATCTGATCCAAGAATCAATCAACTGACTGGTGATCCAAATTCTGCAATTTACTTATCAAAGATAGTAAAGTTAGAAAAATCATCAGATAATTTAAAAGTTTTATTCGATGCATATAGAAATAAATCTAATGATTTTAGAGTTCTATATCGTTTATTGAGAAATGATACTCCAGATGAACAGCAAGTGTGGGAGTTTTTCCCAGGTTATGATAATTTAGATCAAAATAGCAATGTTATAGATCCATCTAAAAACAATGGAAAACCAGATAGATTTGTGCCATCATCTAATACTATAGATGATTATGGAAATTATGAATTTACCGCAAAAAATTTACCACTATTCAATGGATTTCAAATTAAAATTATTATGGCAGGAACAAATCAGGCACAAGTTCCCTACATTAAAGATCTTCGCATTATTGCAACAATATGATACCAGTAGAAGGACATAAAGGTCTCTATAGAGATGAAAACACTAATGCAATTGTAAATTGCAATGATTATCAGTATGAAGAATATTTGAAATTAAAAAACGAATCTCTATCAGAAAAACAAGAAATTGAAAATTTAAAAAATGAGTTGAATGAGATTAAAAGTTTACTAAAGCATTTAATAAATAATCAATCATAAATATTATAGAATAAAGGGGTTGTTGATAAAATGTCTGTATACGTAGTTAATATAGTGATTCCGTATGGATCAGACTTCAATCAATCATTTTTTCTTGAAGACGCAGAGTCAAATTCATCTCTTAATTTGACAAATTATAGTGTGTATTCAATGATTAAAAAAAGTCCATTATCATTAACTACTTCAGCAAATTTTAATGTATCTGTAGTTGCTCCTGCAACTCAGGGACAGATTTTAATTTCTTTGGCATCTAGTATCACTTCTTCATTAAAACCAGGAAGATATTCTTATGATATATTGATAAAAAACAATTCAACTGGAATAAAAACTAGAGTAGTAGAAGGGAGTGCCTTAGTTACACCAGGAATTACAACAGCGGCATAGAAAAAATGGCTCAACCATCAACAAGACAAGGATTAATTGATTATTGTTTAAGAAAACTGGGATATCCAGTTTTAGAAATAAATGTAGATGACGATCAGATTGATGATTTAGTTGATGATGCAATTCAATATTTTAATGAAAGGCATTTTGATGGGATGGAAAGGGTTTATCTTAAACATAAATTGACTCCAGAAGAAAAAAATATAGTAAGAACAGGTGTCACTACAACTAGCGCAACTACAAATGTTGGTATAACTTCAATATCATATGAAGAATCAAATAATTTTATACAACTTCCAGATAGTGTAATCGGTGTTTTCAATGTTTTTAAATCAGATGCAAATACAATATCAAGTGGATTATTTAATATAAAATATCAATTATTCTTAAATGATTTGTATTATTATGGAGCATTGGATTTATTAAACTATGCAATGGTTAAAACCCATCTTGAAGATATTAGTAGGATTATTACTCCTGATGTTCAATTAAGATTTAATAAAAAACAACATAGATTGTATTTGGATATTGATTGGGCTATGGTTAATAGCAATAGTTATATTATTATTGATTGTTTTAGATTCGTAGATCCCTCAGATTTTCCAAAAGTCTATAATGATTGGTGGTTGAAAAAATATTTAACTTCATTAATTAAAAGACAATGGGGTATAAATATGAGTAAATTTCAGGGAGTTCAACTTCCTGGAGGAATTACTTTAAATGGAAGACAACTATATGATGACGCAGTTTTAGAATTGGAAAAACTTGAAGAACAACTACATAACGAATATGAATTACCACCTATGGATATGATTGGATAATGACACCACTAAATCCTTATTTTTTACACGGATCTTCAAGTGAACAAAGACTTGTTCAAGATTTAATTAATGAACAATTGAGAATGTATGGGCAAGATGTAGTCTACATGCCCAGAAAATTAATTAATGAAAAAACTATCATCAAGGAAGCAATTGTTTCTAAATTTGATGATAGTTTTAGAATAGAAGCATACGTAATGAATTTTGAAGGATTTGGAGGGCAAGGTGACATTTTAAGCAAATTTGGTGTCAGAACAACAGATGAATTAAATTTAATAATATCAAAAGAAAGATATGAAGATTTTATTTCCCCCTTTTTAATTTCAGATTCAAAAATAAAAGTTGCAACAAGACCACAAGAGGGAGATCTTATATATTTTCCACTCGATAATTCACTTTTTGAAATTAAGTACGTAGAGGGAAAACAACCATTTTATCAATTAAATAATTTATATGTTTATCAATTAAAATGTGAAATATTTGAATATGAAGATGAAAATATTTCTACCACAATTGATGAAGTTGACCAATCAGTTAAGGATTTTGGATATATTCAAACCATCACAATGGTATCTTCTGCATCTACATCAGCAACAGCAAGTATTTCATATTTACCAACAGAAAAATCAATTCAGTATATTGATCTCATTAATGACGGAACTGGATATTTAACGACTCCATTAATTCGTATTGAAAAAGCACCTGCTGGAGGAATTGATGCCACAGCAGTTGCAATTATGACTTACAGACCACCAAGAAAAGGAAGTTCTATTGATAAAATTTTACTTATAAATCCTGGTGCTGGTTATACTATGACACCAAAAGTTGAAATTTTAAGTGATACTGGAACTGGTGGAATTGCAACGGCAGTTATTTCTACTGGATCTCTTGGTCAAATATCAATACTAACTAGTGGATCTGGATATTCTTCTGCACCAAATGTTGCAATTACTTCTGCACCAGCAGGCGGATCAAATGCGACAGCACAGGCATTTATTAATTCTGCAGGAATAGTAACTGCAATTAGATTCGTAAACTCTGGTGCTGGATACACTTCTATACCCAGTGTCACTTTATCTTCCCCTGTTGGAACTTCAACTGGCAATTTCATCTTTAACGAAGCAGTCAAAGGTGTTTCTACCGGAACAACCGCATATGTTAAAAATTGGGATGCTGATACAAAAGTCCTTAAAGTTTCAATTGCAAATGGAAACTTTGCTTTAGGGGAACTTATAGTTGGGTCAAAAGCAACTCACAAAGTCTTTTCAATTCAATCTGATGATTTATATGATCCATATGCGGAAAATATTCAAATAGAAAACGAGTCCGATACTATATTAGATTTTACTCAAAGAAATCCTTTTGGTGATTACTAATTGCAATTACTAAATAATTATAAAGTGTTTGATTATGTTAGGAACGTATAGTTATCACGAAATTATAAGGAAGACAATCATATCTTTTGGTACGCTTTTTAATAATATTTTAATTAAGCACGAAGAGCAAGATGGAACTGATTATAGTTTAATTAAAGTTCCTATTGCGTATGGACCTATTCAAAAGTTTTTAGCAAGATTAGAACAAAAACCAGATTTAAGAAAAAGAGTTGCTTTGACTCTTCCTCGTATGTCTTTTGAATTATCAAGTATTAATTATGATGCAAGTAGAAAAGTTTCTACATTACAAACATTTAAAGCATTAAATTCAGAAAATCAAAATAAAGCAGTTAAGGTTTATATGCCAGTCCCATATAATTTGGGGATAAAATTAAGCATAATGGCAAAATATAATGATGATATGCTTCAAATTTTAGAACAAATTTTACCATTTTTTCAACCATCATTCTCATTAACAATCGATTTAGTATCATCCATTGGAGAAAAAAAAGATGTTCCAATGATATTAGAAAACATTCAAATGGAAGATAATTATGAAAGTGATTTTACAACAAGAAGAGTTTTAATTTATACTTTAAATTTTGTTGCTAAAACATATATTTTTGGTCCGATTGCAGATAGTACAGATGCGTTAATCAAAAAAGTTCAAGTTGATTATTATACTGATACTAATACAAAAAATTCTTCAAGACAATTGCGATATACTGCAACTCCAAGAGCAATTAAAGACTACAATAACGATAATACAACCACTTTAGCAGAAGAAATTAATGAATATGTTACAGAAATTGAAGTTTCCAATGCATCCTTATTAACTGCTAATACTTATATTATGATAGAAAAAGAAGAAATGTTTATTAAGAATATTGATGGAAATACTTTAAAAGTATTAAGAGGACAGGACAATACTATTGCAATATCTCATCCAATAAATTCTTCAGTTGATATAATAAATGCAACTGATAATAATTTAATTGAACCAGATGATGATTTTGGATTTAGTGAAAATTATTTTGATTTTGGTGATGGTAAAATCTATAGCACAACAAAGGGAGTTGATGTATCGTTATGAAAAGTAAATTTGATAAAATAAACGAAACTCTAAATATAGAATCAACCTCCAGAGTGAAAGAGGTTGAAACAACTAAATCTAAAAATATTCAAAAAGTTGAAGAAAGAATTCCATTAGATTGTTCTGATGAAGATTTTGAATATACAAGAGGTAATTTATATTCTTTGATAGAGAAAGGACAAGAGGCAATCAATGATATTATGGAATTAGCACATCAAAGTGAAAGTCCAAGAGCATATGAAGTTGCCGGTCAATTAATTAAAAATGTTGGTGATGTTACAGATAAATTAATTGATTTGCAGCAAAAAATGAAAAAATTAAAAGAAGAAGATGTAAAAGGTCCAAAAAATGTTACCAATGCTTTATTTGTTGGGTCAACAGCAGACTTACAGAAATTACTCAAACAACAATTTATAGACAATAAATAGTTTAAAAACTATGAAAACTTTTTCACGATTTCTTATAGAAGCAACTGACCCTAAAGGTCCTATCAAGAAATATATGTCTCCAGAGGAGATTGCGAAAAAGCACAAAATTTCATTAGAAACTTTAAATTCTCAGTTAGATATGGGAATTAAAGTTGAAAGTGAGCACACTGGAAGTAAAAAAATGGCAAGAATGATTGCCTTACAACACTTAGAAGAACTTCCAGATTATTACTCTAGACTAAAAAAAGCAGAAAAAATTAAAGAAGAAGGTCTTCTTGCTTGGTTTGGTCAATCCAAATCAAAAGGTAAAAAAGGTAAAAAGGGAAAACGTGGTTGGGTTGATGTTGTAGATGGTGATGCTTGTGCCAGAGAAGAAGGGGAAACTGCAACTCCAAAATGTGTACCATCTTGGAGACGTGCTTCTATGAGTAAAGAAGAAAGACTTGCTGCTCAGGCAAGAAAACGTCGTCAAGATCCAAATCAACCACAAAAATCTGGAGCAGCAAAACCAACTTATGTCAAAACCGACTATACACCAGAAGGTGACATGAATCTTCAAGAAATAAAGGACAGACCAGGAAAAGGTAGTGGTAAAAAAGATGCTTGCTATCATAAAGTAAAATCAAGATATAGAGTTTGGCCAAGTGCATATGCTTCTGGTGCTTTGGTTAAGTGTCGAAAGGTTGGTGCGGATAGTTGGGGAACAAAATCGGAAAGCACTGATGCTCTTGCGTATGATTGGGATGGACCAATATATGAAGGAGAAAAAAGATATTGTCCCAACTGCAAAAAAATGGAATCCATGAGAGAATGTAAATATGGACCAAAATCTTGGTTATTATATTCTTCTGCTATTGAACCCACATTTCCCACAATTTCAATTTCTAATAAAAAATATGACCCAAATAGACCTCATCCAGCAAATGAAGAAATAAAATATAATTACTCTGATAATAAAATAAAAAATATCCGAGAAATATATACTAGAATACAATCAAGAGGTTCTACTTATTCTATAATGTTTAACTGGAGAGGTAGATATCTTTCTGCACAAATGTTTTTCCCTCAGTTCACTAGACCATCAAAACAGCAAGTAACTTATGAACTAAGAAAAATATATCCAGAT